AATCAAGAACCCACTTGCAATTCGCAAGTTTAATGTCTAAAAACTAGCAACACTCTAAGTCGCTCTGGGGATCAGTAGCCCTCTGATCCCCAGAGTCTCAAGAAAGGAATGAGATGTCACTTTGCACAGAAGCTGAATTACGCGCAGCACTTGGCGTAGGCAGTCTCTATTCTTCTGCCACATTGCAAACAACATGCGATGCAGCAGATGATGTAATCCTTCCTATGTTATGGGCAAATTATGAATTTAATTCGGCTCATAGCAACACAACAACTCAAGGCACTTTATATTTTGATTTTGACATAAGAGATGTTTTTTATGTAGGTCAAGTTGTCACTATAAGTCAAAATGGCAGCCCGTTTAATGGTTCAAAAACTCTGACAGCTGTTGGAGAAGATTCAATTACCTTTGCAGTTACTGGCTCACCTACTGCTACTGTCAAGCATGCTACTGTTCCTTTTGGAAAAGTTGCTGGCACATCCAATGTCGATTGGACAGCAGATTCAGCCGTACAAGAAGCAGCTTTAATGATCGCTGTTGATATCTGGCAAGCCCGTCAAACCACAAGTTCAGGCGGCGTTGCTGTTGATTTCCAGCCCTCACCTTGGAAGATGGGTTCAGGACTTCTTGCAAGGGTACGAGGTTTGCTCGCACATACACTCGATCCGCGTTCAATGGTTGGGTAGGCCATGACAGTTGCTATCACTACACTTAGAACCACACTTGCCACAGCGTTAGTTAATAACGCCAAATGGCAAACATTTGCTTACCCACCAGCGACAATTCTCGCAAACAGTTTAATAATTTCTCCAGATAACCCTTACCTTGTTCCAAACAATAATAGTCGCACCACTATTAGCCCATTAGCAAACTTTAAGTTAATTATTACTGTTCCTCTTTTTGACAATGAGGGGAATCTCAATGGCATTGAAGATGCAGTTGTAAGTGTGTTTGCACAACTTGCAGCGACTTCATTGGTCTATAATGTAGGCGCAGTCAGCGCACCAAGCGTTCTCGAAGCTCCATCAGGCACACTTTTGAGTTGCGAGATGTCCGTATCAATACTAACAAGTTGGAGTTAAATTATGTCCGATAACGACAAGGCAAACGCAGATTGGCTCGTGCGAATCGGTCAAGCTGCAACAGCACCAAAACCAGTTACTAAGAAAGATGAGGAATAATCATGGCTCAAGGCTTAACCAATAAGGTCGGTTTCAAGGTAGGCACAACGAGTCCTGCTTCAATCGATCTCAGTGCGTATGTAACAAGTTTTACATTAACTCGTTCAGTTGATAGCTTGGAAACCACAGCAATGGGTGACACAGGCAGACGATATGTGGCTGGACTCCAAACAAATTCCATTACAGTCGAACTAATCAATGATGATGCAGCATCAGCAGTTCTTCAGACAATGAATACATTGTTTGCAACTAATGCATATTTCAAGTGCGCATTAGATTCAGCATCTTCAGGTTCTGCTGCAAATCCTTTTTACAGCGGTCTAATGTTGGTTGATTCTATTACTCCAATTAACGGAACAGTCGGCGATCTAGGAACTCAGAGCTTGACTTTTCAGGTTTCAGGAGCGATCACAGTCGCTACAACAGGTACATTCTAAACAACTAAAAAAGGGGCAAATCATGGCACAGTTGAAAGTTACATTTGCAGATGGAAAAGTAGTGCAAGGGGAAGTGACTCCCTTAATCGAATATCTATTCGAACAGCATTACAACATGGGGTTCCATAAGGCGTTTCGTGAAGAAGAACGCCAGACCCAAGTGTATTTTCTTGCGCATGAAGTTGTTAAAAGGTTAGGTGAGCCAGTAGATGCAAGGTTAGAGACTTTCATCAGCACTCTTAAAAGTGTTGAGGTGTTAGACTCCGACCCTTTGTCTTAAAGCGCGATCTTCCATTCACTTACCTTATTGCTAGACTTAGCATTAGGTTGGGGATTGCGCCACAGCAGTTATTAGAGTTAGACCCAATAATGCTTCAAGCCTTGTTGCAGGGTCTTAGAGATGAAGCAAAGGAGTCCAGCGATGCCAGTAGAGGTAAAGGGCGTAATCGCACTCCGTAAGGCTCTTAATGCCTATGCCCCAGATTTGGCTAAAGAACTTACTGCTGAGATTACAAAATCCTTAAAAGTTATCCAAAAGGATGCCAGAGGGTTTGTGCCTAACAAAGCTCCAGCTGGTCTTTACAATTGGGAGTTCAATCCTAATCGTAAATTAACTGCTAGAAATTCTATGTTTAGGACTTTTTCATCAGAGGGAGAACGAGTGCGATTCTTCCCACTTTACAACGCTTCCGAAATCAAGCGCGGCATTGTTTATCGCACTGGCTATGGCAAGCCAAATGCTAAAGGATTTAGATCATTGTTTAGGGTTCGTAATATGTCGGCAGCTGGTGCAATTTATGAAACTGCTGGTAGAAAAAATCCTGCTGGTGATCCTAAAAGCAAATCTAATAATCCTAATGCAGGTGCTAGATTTGTTCAGCAAGGTGCTCTTTATGGTCGCAAGCGCGATGGCCAAGACATGCGAGGACGCCTTATATTTCGTGCTTGGGATCAAGATGAGGGCAAACAGACAACAGCAATTTTCAAAGCTATTGATTTGGTTAATGCTAAGTTTAACAAGCGCACAACTGTGAGCAGTTCTCAGGCAATTGCATGAGCAATATCTTAATTAGTCTTGCCGCTGAATTTACTGGGAAAAAAGCATTCAGCCAAGCCGATAAAGCAGCTAAAGCCCTAACTAAAACTATAGGTAATCTTGCTCAGGGATTTGGCGTAGCCTTTTCAGCTAGAGCCTTAGCCCAATATAGCAAGCAAGCAGTCATGGCATTTGTGGCCGATGACAAAGCAGCAAGAGTTCTTACTCGTACTTTGAACAATCTTGGTCTGGCTTTCGCTGACCCAGCAGTTAAAACTTTTATAGCAGACTTAGAAAAGCAATACGGCGTTCTTGATGATCAACTTCGTCCTGCCTATCAAAAATTAGTTACCACGACTGGAGATTATCGTAAGTCTCAGCAGTTATTGCAGACTGCTCTTGATTTAAGCGCACAAAGTGGCATTGATGTTGTTTCTGTAACAGATGATATTGCAAGGGCATACGCGGGTAACACTAAAGGCTTGCAGAAATATGGACTGGGGTTAAGTAAAACTCAATTAAGTGCAATGTCATTTGCTGAAGTCTTGGTTCGAATTACCAAGATTTCTAATGGTCAAGCAGCTCTAGCCGCTGAGACTTATTCTGGAAAACTAGACAAACTTAATGTTGCAGCAGCAAATGCCTCTGAAACTTTGGGCGGGGCATTGATTGATGCCTTTGGTGCTATTGCAGGCAATGGCGATATAGACAAAGCAATTGGCAAGATTGATTTCTTTAGCAAGCTCTTGGCAACCCTAATTTCTCCTAAACTTTTTGAGCAGGCTTTTACTGGAGTTGAGTTTAAGTATGGCTTTATTCCAATGAATAAAACGCCTTTGACTAATCGTTCAAAAAGTCCAGCAGGAACCTATGCTAGAAATCAGGCAGAGATTAAGGCTGCCGCTGCCGCTAAGAAACAGCAAGCGGATATGCTGGCAACCAATAAAAAGACCTTGAAATCCCAGCAAGATGCATTGAAATTGGCTAAGGCAAAGGCAATCTTTGACATTCAAAAGATTCAAATTGAAGCAGCACTTAAAGGTAAGATAAGCGAAGAAGATCGCGTTCGCCTGTTACTTATGAAGGCCATTGCTGCTGAGAATTTAGACGACATTGATAAATACACCAAGGCATTAGATGCAGCACAAGCCAAGACTAAAGAATTACAAACTTTGCTAAACGCTATGGGCAGCAACAAACTTGGTAATGTTGTTTCATCAGAGTTTTACAAAGGAATGAGTGAAGCTGAGATTGCATTAGAGAAGTTTAAGGAGTCTGGTAAATTCAGAATTGCTGGTATTGGCAATCCTGTTACAGCTGATTTCTATCGTGGTTTAAGCGATGCCATGATTGCCTTAGAACGATTTAAGGAAGCAGGCGGATTTAGAAGCGCTGGGGTCGGTAATGCCAGTGCAATTGTAAGTGCTGGTGCTGGTGGTTTTACAGATGCGCAAAACGCAGCAAGACTTGCAGCAGAAGCTGCTGCTAAAGCAGCCGCCGAAGCTGCTGCTAAAGCCGCTACAACTGTTGTTGTCAATATCGCAGGCACTGTAACTGCTCAGGCAGATTTAGAAAAAGCAATCCAAGACGCAATTAACGCTTCTAGAGCTGCTGGCAATGTTGATGCCTTAGCTCCTAAATCATGGCGAGGCGAAGTGTAATGGCTTTACCTGCAACAGTAGGCGTGACAATCAACTTTAGCGATGGCCCAGCGTATGCACAGGCTATGATTCTTGATCAAGGCTTGTTAGGCACAAATGTTCTTGCCAATAGTGCAGCAATTATTGTTGATTACTCAGCCCAGACTACTCAAATTGCCACACGCAGAGCGCGTGACATTATCAATGACATTTACAACACAGGCAGTGCCTCAGTCAAGATTCTTGATCCTGATGGGGATTTTAATCCCACCAACACGCTTTCTCCGATTTATGGCTTTGTAAAACCTTTACGCAAGATACAGATTACAGCTACTTATGGAGCCACTACTTATAGCCTGTTTAGTGGTTACATCTCTGAGTATCGATATACCTACCCAGAAGGCCAAGAGATTGGCTATGTCACAGTGCAGGCTTTTGATGCATTTAAGATTCTAAATCTAGCCTACATTTCAAGTGTAACAGGGGCAGTTCTAGGCCAAGACACAGGCACTCGCATTGACAAGATTCTTGATGAGGTTGATTGGCCTGCATCAATGAGATCAATATCAGTGGGTAATACAACTTGCATTGCAGACACAGGCACATCTCGTACTGGCTTACAAGCCATCCGCGTGGCAGAGTTTAGCGAGCTAGGGGCTTTCTACATGGATGGAGCAGGCAACGCCATTTTCAAAAATCGCACTGAGACTATTCAAACAGCAGGTGGCACACCTACAGTCTTTAATCAAACTGGTGGCATTGATTACGCAAACCTTAAATTTGCTCTAGATGATAAGCTCATCATAAATTCAGCCAATATAACTCGTGCAGGTGGCACAACCCAGACTTCTACAGATACTGCAAGCGTGGATACTTATTTCTTGCATAGCGTCAATTCTAATAACCTCATTATGCAAACTGACGCAGATGCCCTTAATGTGGCACAGCTTTATGTCGCTTCCCGTAAAGACACAAATTTGCGCATCGATTCAATGACCCTTGATCTTATGACTGATAACTACAGCGCAGGCGTTACTGCCGCTTTAAGCATGGACTTTCTTTCTCCTGTCACTATTTCTAACATTCAACCCAATGGCGACACAATTACAAAGACTTTACAGATTCAAGGAATGAGTCACGACATTACCCCTACTTCATGGGTAAGCAACTTTTTGACAATGGAACCCATAACCGATGGCTTCCTGCTTGATTCGACAATATGGGGTATCCTTGATACATCCGTACTTAGTTACTAGGAGATAAGATGGCTAAACAGACCTTCACCACTGGGCAGGTGCTGACTGCTGCCCAAATGACCTCGCTGCAACAAACAGCAATGGGCGGTGGATCAACGACTGCTAAGACTGCAAGTTATGTCTTAGTAGCTGCTGATGCTGGAACAGTCGTACAAATGAACAGCGCAAGTCCCACAACTATTACAGTCAATACTGCCCTTTTTGCAGCAGGCGATACAGTAGAGATACAAAATATGGGCGCGGGTGTTTGCACAGTAACGGCTGGCACGGCCACTGTAAATACAAGTAGTACGCTGGCATTAAAGCAATACGATGCAGGCACCTTATATTTTAACTCAACAAGTGCAACTGTGTTTTTTGCAGCCGATGCAGCTGACGGGGCATCACCACTAACAACTAAGGGCGATTTATTTACTTTCACAACAGTTGATGCTCGTCTTGGCGTAGGTGCAAACGACACAGTTCTCACGGCCGACTCAGCACAAGCAACAGGGCTAAAATGGGCTGCGGCAGCAAGTAGCTCAATAACTTTTACAACTTGGACACCAACGCTTACAAACATCACAGTAGGCAACGGCACACAGGTTGCACGTTATGGCACAAGCGGTAAGTTTGTCATTGCTCAATATAAATTGACTTTTGGAAGTACGACTTCTTTTGGTGGCAATATAAAAATTACTTTACCAGTCGCTCCTGCTTATGGTGCATTTACAGCATTTGGCTTTACGCAAGATGTGGGCGTTGCAAGTTATTATCTTGTAGGAGAAACGGACGCAACAACAACAGTGTCTTTGAATACATTAAAAGCAGATCAAACATATTTGAAGGATACTGGAATCAACTCAACCACTCCATTTACCTATGCAACTAATGATTTAATTAACATTATATTTACTTATGAGAGCGTTTAAGGAGAAAGTTCTATGACTACTAAAAATGACTTAATTGCACAATGCAAGGCTGAAAATCCTACAATGATTTCTGTAATCAATGATGAACAGATTGAATTAACGGGAGCAGATTACGAAAAGGCTTGCAACGATTGGGCTGAAATGCGTTTAACACAGATTAAATTGGAAAATGAATTGAAAGCAACGCAAGCAGTCAAAGAGGCAGCACAGGCTAAACTTGCTGCACTTGGTTTGACTGCTGACGACTTGAAGGCACTTGGGCTTTAAGTGCAACATTTGACTAAGATAATTGCTCATGAAGCCACACTTATCTAAAGCTGCTATCCAGTTACGAGAGCAGATAGATGATTCCTTCCCAGATCGTGACAGGGCATCGGATGGTTGGGTCGGTGATACCCGACACGCTGCTCGCAAGTCTGATCATAATCCAGATGAGCAGGGTTGGGTTCGTGCCATTGACATTGAC